AGCGGAATTGAGCAGGTGAAAGTTAGTGGTTAAGCCGCTAAACATACTGTGCGCATATCCATACTTGAAACCGGACGTAATTAGCTATCTGCAAAAGTTTGATCGCGATTACCCAAATGTCCTTTGTCTATTTGTAGACTCGGGTGCGTTTACTGCGTTTAACACAGGTAAAACCATAACGCTTGACGAGTATTGTAATTTTATTGACAAGCTGCCATTTAAGCCTTGGCGTTACATTTTGCTTGACGTTATTGGTAATGATGTTGCAACTAAACAAAACTATTTAGACATGCTTGATCGAGGTTTTGACCCTGTGCCTGTGTTTACGCATGGCACCGATTGGTCGGATGTTGATTATTATTATGACCGCTCGGACTTCATTTGTTACGGAGGTTTGGTGGGAAAAAAAGGCAGCTCGCAAGTTATAAACGACATTGCTAAATTTATGAATTACACAAAAGGCCGAAAAGCGCATTTGCTTGGGTATACGTCAATTAAATACCTTAAAAAATTTAGGCCGTACTCGTGCGACTCGAGCAGTTGGAATTCCAGTTTACGTTATGGAAACTTGATGGTTTATATGGGTAATGGCGTAATGCAAAAACTTGACCGTAAAAATTTTGCAGCAAACCCAAACCAAAAGGTAAAAGACCGTATTAAATTGATGGGCTGCGATTTAGCAAAGTTAAAACTCAAAGATGGCTGGGTCGGCGGTAATAGCGAGTTAGGCGCAGTTGGTGCTGCTAGTTGGGTAAACCTATCAATTGACGTAGAGAAAAATCTCGGAACAAAACTTTTCTTGGCATGCGCGGGGCTTTGGCAAGTTGAGTTGGTTTGTAAATCGTATCTTAAAGTAACGGGGCTAAAGAAATGAAAGCTGTTGTTTTATTGTCTGGGGGACAAGACTCAGTAACTGCGCTGTATTGGGCTAAAGAGCAATTCAACGATGTGTACGCAATATCATTTGATTATGGTCAGCGTCATGCAGCAGAGTTACAGGCTGCACAGAAGATTGCGCATATCGCAAACGTCAAGCATGAGGTAATCGATATAAAACATTGCCTTAAATCAACAAGCCCATTGGTTAGTGATAACGATTTGGAGACTTATGATTCTTATGACCAAATGGACGAGGTTATTGGTGATAGGCAAGAGCTAACCTTTGTGCCTATGCGTAACTCGTTGTTTTTAACTGTGGCTGCCAACCGGTGCGACTACCTAGATTTTGACAATATTGTTATTGGCGTATGCGAGATGGATAACGCTAATTATGATGACTGCCGTAGTAAGTTTATAGAGTCTGCAGAGGAATATATTAATTACTCTTTGGGCCGCGATCAAAGAAATGGTAAGCACTGGATTATGGTACACGCACCGTTACTTAAAAAGTCAAAAGCTGAAACCATAAATATGGCAAGAAGTTTAAACGCAATGGAGGCAATGTCCTATAGCCATACATGCTATGCAGGGCAAACGCCACCGTGTGGAGAGTGTCATTCTTGTGTTTTGCGCGCACAAGGTTTTAAAGACGCAGGTATAGACGATCCAATATTTAGCAGGTACTCATAATGAATTTAGCTAATGACAATCAGCAAATTGATACAGGCGAAGCTAAAGAGAAGGCTGCTGCTGCCATCACGCAGTTGCTTGAGGCTTTAAATATTGATTGGAAAACTGATCCTAATACGCAAGACACGCCGCGCCGTGTTGCTAAAATGTATATTGACGAGCTTTTGTCTGGTCGTTTTGCACCAATGCCTAAAGCGACAATTTTTCCAAACACGAAAAAAGTAAACCAAATGTTTACTGTTGGACCGATACCGATTGTTGGCGTTTGCTCACACCATTTTTTACCGATTACAGGTAACGTTTGGATTGGCATTATTCCTAGCGACACGCTACTTGGTTTGTCTAAGTTTGCTAGGTTTGCTGATTGGATATTTGCAAGGCCGCAAATACAAGAGGAGGCTACTGAGCAATTGGCAGACGTTTTAGAGGACATACTTAGTCCAAAAGGATTAGGAATTGTTTGCAAGGCAAGTCATGCATGTATGAGTTTGAGGGGCATAAAAGCTACTGATAGCCTGATGACTACCTCGGTTATGCGCGGGTCAATGTACGAGGAAGCTGCTCGGACGGAATTCTTTAACGCAATAAACGGACAAAATTATGTATAGGTCCACGAAAACCTTTTGCCATAACGTTGGTTTAAGCTGCGCATTTAGGCAATGGCGCGCCAATAGTCATTGCAGGTTTTTACATGGTTACGCACTCGAGTTTGATTTTGTGTTTGAGGCTGCGGAGCTTGATTATCGTAATTGGGTTGTAGATTTTGGCGGACTTAAAATACTTAAAGGCTGGCTGCAGGAATACTTTGATCATAAAACGTTAGTTGCTAGAGATGATCCGCACTTAAATTATTTTAAAAAGGCAGAGCGTACAGGTTTAATTCAATTGGTCGTTGTTGACGCTGTTGGTTGCGAGGCGTTTGCAGCGTTAGCGTATGGCCTAGCGCGCAACTCGTTATACCATATTGATGAGCAAGATCGCGTTAGGGTTGTGTCGGCGCAGGTAAAAGAACATGGTGCAAATTCAGCAATATACTTGGCAGACGTTTGATCGCGATATAACTATCCTAGCAAGCAAGCTGCAAGATATTAAATTTGATTTAATTTACGGTAATCCGCGCGGCGGGCTGCCTGTTGCTGTTGCGTTGTCGCATAAGTTGGAAGTCGGCCTTACTACAGACCCAACAAATACAAGCAACGTTTTATGGGTAGATGACATAATTGATAGCGGTACACAGCTGATTGCTGCTAAACAGTTAAATTACGCAGGCTATTGTGCGCTTTTAAACCGGTCTACAGCGGCCTGTCACTGCCTGTGCGCGCAAATAATTGATCATGCAGCTTGGATTGTGTTCCCGTGGGAAAATAGCGACACAGGCGCGGTTACAAAGGACTATGAATCATGGCGTTGCCAGTAAACGAGATATTTTCAACGATACAAGGTGAGGCCACATATACTGGCACTCCATCAACATTTGTACGCTTGCAGGGCTGTCGCGTTGGCTGCGGTTGGTGTGACACCAAACATACTTGGGACGTTAAGCTAGACGATAAGATTGACGTAAAAGACATGCTTGCTAAAGATTGCGACAGCAAACAATTTGCAGTTATGTCTGATGATGAATTATTTAAAGAGATCGATAGCCGTAGGCCGCGCCATGTTGTGCTTACTGGTGGCGAGCCTTTTGAGCATGACCTTTACGGAATAACAAAGCTATTAATCGCTAAAGGTTACACAGTACAGGTAGAAACGTCAGGTACGCAGCCAATTAAAGCGCATGGCGATACATTTATCACGTTAAGCCCAAAATGGGACATGGCAGGCGGGTTTGATGTTATCGAGCAGAATTATTGGCGCGCTGATGAGATTAAAGTGCCGGTTGGCAAAAAAGCGGATGTAGATAAAATATGGACTAGGATTCCTGTAGACATTATGTGCGCTCGGAAGCCTATTTGGTTGCAGCCATTAAGTCAGTCTAGACGAGCTACTGACATTTGTATTGCCTCCGCATTGCAATACGAATTTAAGATCAGCATACAAACGCACAAATTTATTGGTGTTAGGTAATGAAAAACGGCAGGCAAGGCGAAGGCGGTGGCAGACCCGCAGTAGTATTCGATGCTGAACAAATCGCGCAGGTAAAAGCACTCGCGTCCGTTTTAACTAAGGCGCAGCTTGCAGATTATTTTGGTGTGAGTGAAAACACCTTTCGAGAGGTAGAAAAGCGTCAACCGGAAGTTTTTGAGGCCTATAAAAAGGGTAAGGGCAATGCAATTGCAAGCGTAGGCTCTAATCTAATTAACCAAGCTCGTAACGGTAATGTAACTGCGGCCATTTTTTACTTAAAGACCCAAGCAGGCTGGAAAGAATCAGATCAAACTACAGTCAGCACATCGTCTGACAACACAGTGACTGTTATTCGTGCAACTAAGCCTGACTGAGCCGCAAGAAGAATTTGTTTTTAGTGAGGCCAAATATCCTGCGCTGGTTGGCGGTTTAGGATCTGGTAAAACTAAAGGCGGCATTGCACGTTTAATCCTGCTAATGCTGCAGAACCCTACAATAAACGGCGCGTATTACATGCCAACCTACGACCTGCTGCGTTTGCGCGCATTAGCTGGCGTTGAGGAAGAGCTAAACAATCTTGGCATCAGTTACAAAACAAATCGTGCTGAATACATTGTTTATCTGCATGGCTACGGTCAAATTATCTTACGGTCATACGACCGGCCCGAGCGCATTGTGGCCTATGAGGTAGCGCACTCGATTGTTGACGAGCTTGATACGCTTCCAAAAGAGAAGGCTGCATTGGTTTGGCGTAAGATCAGTGAGCGTAATAGACAAGACTGCAATCATGTAAACGGAAATACAATTGGCTGCGTTACTACACCAGACCAAGGGTATAGCGGCTTTATTTACTCAAGATGGGTTAAAAACGCATCAGACGAATACGTTGTAATCAAAGCGCCGACAATAAGCAATCCATTCCTGCCTGACGGTTATGTGCAGCAGATTTTAGATAACTATGATCCTGTTTTGGCCGACATGTATCTAAATGGCGAGATTGTAAGCCTGTCAGCTAACAAGGTTTATCACTTCTTTGATCGCAGAAAACACCATACGCAGCGCGAGTTAAAAGACAGCGATAAGTATTTACACGTTAGCATTGATTTTAACATTGGCGGCTGCTGCTCGGTTGTAAACGTAATCGAAAACAATCAACCAATAAGCGTTGCGGAGATCATAAGTCATGATACAAGAGACTTTTGCAATCGGCTTGCAGCGTTTGAGTTAGATGGTAGGAAAATAACTGTTTACCCTGATGCTAGTGGTAAAGCTGGTAGCACTAATGCAACATCGTCAGATATTGATATAATACGCAGTGCCGGCTACTCTGTAGACTACCCAAAAGCTAACCCTGCGGTCAGAGATCGCATTAATGCTGTAAATGGGCTGCTGTCGCATGATCGATGGCTTATAAACACAGATACATGCCAAAACTTGACTGACGCTTTAGAGTCGCAGGGCTACGATAAAGCAGGTCAACCGGAAAAGTTTAGTGAACATCCTGCAATAGATGACTGGGTCGACAGCGTAGGTTATTTCTTACACCGCAAATGGTCGCTGGGCAGACCTGTTGTGGTCACGAATATAGGAATGGCAAGATGAGTATTGACTTCCAACACCCGCAATATGTTAAGTGTCATGATAAGTGGAAACTGGTCGATGACATTTGTGATGCTGAGAATTTAAAAGATTACATACTTAAATTAAATCCCGAGGACACAAGCGAGGAGATGGTTCAACGCAGGGACCAGTTCTTCAAGCGCAGTGTATTTTATGCGATCGCAGGCTACACATCGCGCGGGCTTGTCGGCAAAGCATTTCAAAAAACGCCAACATGCGAAGTTCCACCAGAGCTTGATTATGTTAAAGAAAACATTGATGGCGCAGGTCAAAATATTTATCAGCAAGCGCAGGAAGTGTTTCGCGATGTATTGCGTAATGGTCGCGCCGGTTTACTTATCGACTTTCCAGAGACAGATGGCGAGATCAGCCGTGCTGACTTAATCTCGGGCAAAGTCTTTGCAACAATTACACGCTACAAAGCGCAGCAAATCATTAATTGGCAAGTTGAGCAACGCGGTCCTAAAGTCATACCTGTCAAAATTGTGTTAGCCACCAAAGCTGCAGAAATGCACGAGGACGGCTTTGGATTTGATGAGATTGATGAGTATATTTGCCTAGACCTTGAAGAAAATGTCTATGTGCAGCGCGTTTATCGCCAGAATCAGCGTAACGAGTGGTATATACACAAAGAGACTATTCCAACTGACAGCACTGGCAACACTTTAGATTATTTGCCTTTTGTGTTTGTTGGCTCGGAGGCTAATACATTCGAGATCGATCACCCGCCGTTATATGACTTATCTAAAATAAACGTTGGACATTACAACAACTCTGCAATTTACGAGGACAGCGTATTTACTGTTGGTCAAGTGCAGCCATGGATGTCTGGTTTAACGCAAGAAAACGTAGACGCTATGAAAGCTGCTCACATGTATATTGGCAGCGGCAGGCTGTTAGGCGTACCGTCCGGTGAGCGTTTTGATTTTGCGCAAGCAGAGCCTAATCAATTAGCCAAAGAGGCAATGAAAGATAAAGTGTCAATGATGATTGCTATGGGCGCAAACCTAATGGAGATGGGTACTGCTAATAAAACAGCGATGCAAGTAGGCAACGAAATGGCTACGCAGCACAGCGTTTTATCATTGATCGCTTATAATCTGACTCTCGCATACACAAAGGCATTAGAGATTGCTACTGATTTTATGGGCGGCGATCCAGATGTTGCGCAATTCGAGGTGAATCAGCAATTCGTGCAGCCACAAACTGACCACATGATGCTTAATGCAGTCGTGGCTAGTTTCTTGCAAGGCGTTTTGCCGATAAGCGATTTATTCGATTGGCAGAAAAAACATGGTTTTGTCTCGCCCGATAAATCGTTTGACGAATACTCAGAGGAAGTAGGTATCCAAGCCATGCCGGATTTTGACGAAGATGCCGACAACGCCGCCTGAGTTAATAGAGTTTGCTACGCGCCATCAAGTCTATTTAGAGAGGCTTAAAACCGGCGATGTTAATAAAACTGCTGATTTCCTAAAACGAATTGAGCGGGATATTAGCGCGCGCCTTGCGGGTAAAGACTTAACATCTTTTACTCAAAATAGATTAAATCGATTACTGAAAAGCATACGCGCTGATTTGACTGTCATTACCGGCGAGTTAAACAGCGCAATTGCTGCAGATGCTTTGAACCTAGCTAAATACGAGCGCGACTTTGAGCTAAAGAGTTTAGGTAAGGTTGTTAATTACGAGTGGGCTATACCAACTGTCGCTCAACTAAGGGCAGCAGTATTCAATACGCCTTTAGCTATTGGCGGTGTTAATCAAGGTGATTTGTTAAAACCTTTTCTCAAAGATGTCACTAATCGACAAAT